TACTTTAAAGCAAAATGAATTAACAGAACAAGAAATACTAGAGCTTAATAGATTAGAAAGATTAGAGAGATTTGAACTAGAAAAAGAAAAGTATAAAAATTCTTTAGCTTCTGAACTTGTAGAAAAAATAGAAAGTATGACAGATGTAGACATACTAAAAGTTCTGAATTATATAAAAGAACTGGAGAACTCAAATGAAAGCAATAATTAAATATTTAGAAAGTGTATTAGAAACTAGAGAAAAAGAAAAACGAAGTTACTTAATTTTTAAACCTCGTAAGTATCAGCAAGAATTTGTAAAAAAATATGATGAAGGCATTAGATTTTTTGCTATTTGTTGGTGTAGAAGAATGGGGAAAGATATGTTCGCTTTATATATAGCTTGCAGAGAATGCATAAAAAAACCAAGAAGTATTGTCTATTATATTTTTCCAACAATAAAACAAGGGAAGATGATGATACTAGAGGGATTTACAAATGAAAAGGAAAGAATACTTGAGGCTATTATCAGTAAAAAAGCTTTAAAACTTCCAGAAAAATCTGACAAACTGTTTCACTCTGATAATTCTATAAGATTTAAAAATGGTTCTATTATTTATTTTGTTGACAGTAGAGTAGCGGATACAAAAGTTGGAGGCAACTTAGATTTAGTAGTCTCATCAGAAACGGCTATGCAATTAAATCCAACCTTATTGGATTTACTTTTACCAGCAATAGAAAATGTTGATGGCAAGTTGATTTTAGTAAGTACACCTCGTTTGGGTAGTCAATTTAACGAAATAATAGAAAGTAATGATGATAAATACTATAAAGATATAATGAATGCTTTAGATGTAAGAGCAGTAGATGATGAAGAAAATAAAGTTTGGACTGATGAAAAGTTAGAAAATGCTAGAAAAATGATGTCTAAAAGTAAATTTGAAGAAGAACTTTTATGTAATTTAGATGTTGCAAAGGAAAGCAGTGTCTATGGATATAGTTTAACACAAGCTGAGTGGATAAAAGATTTGAATATATCTAACAAAAAGCTATATGTTAGTGAAGATTTAGGAATAAACGACAGTACAGTGTTAGTATTCACGATAGATAACACTATAATACATCATTATGCTAGTACAGATAAAGCAACAATACATTATATAGAGTACATAAAAATTTTTATGAAGCAAGCTAATATCAAAGATGTAGAGATTATACTGCCCCACGACGCTAGAAATAGACAAGACGCTATTGACTATTTAACAAGTAGAAGGGAAGCATACAATAAACATTTTAGAGATGTTAGAGTACTAAGAGCATACGAAGTTAATAAGACAATAGAGATTACAAGACACAGTATAGAACAACATAAAATTAAATTCTTAGACTGCACAAGTGTGAGAGAAATGGTAAGACTTATGAAAGCATACGAATGGAAAATAGATAACTCTACTGGGGAAAATCTAAGAGTGCCCGTTCACGGCAGAGGTCTCGCAGCAAGTAACACTTGTGACGCAGTTGAGTATTATTGTATGCGAATGTTTTTAAGTGAGTATGAAAACAATATAAAAGACTTAGATTGGGGAAATTATGAAGATTAGGAGGTTTTAAATGGCATTTAGGAAAATAGGCAAAGGTATTAGAAATATAGGCAAAGGTGTAAGTAGAATTGTAGGGAATTTAACTGGTGGACTTATAGGTAAAGCAGATACAGAAAGAAATCAAGAAAGATTAATAGAAGAATCAAAAAAAGAAGCTGATAGACAAGCAGAATTGTATAGACGGCAAATAGAAGAAGAAGCAAAAAGAAGAAAAGAAGAGGCAGAAAGAGCAAGAGATGAAGCACAAAGGGCAAGAGATGAACAAGCTAGATTACTAAGAGAAACAGAAGAAAGAGCAAAAGCAGAGGATAATTTTAAAAGGCAAGTAGCTCAGGATAGTGCAAGTATTGCAAATGGGCTTTTAAATAATATGAATAATAAACAAACAGCAACTGTTGATTATTCTAATGCAGTTAATGCAGATATAACAGATAGCAAAGATGACGATATAGATAAACTAAAAAAAGCATTTAAAAGAAAGCTATAAGGTGGGCTTATGATACTGGGAATAACAAGAGAAAAATTGGAATACTATTTTGATAATGCTAAAAAATATAAGGAAGATATAAGAGGAGTGTATAACGAAGTATATGAGTATACAGATGTGAATTTTAGTATTAAAGACAGTGGAACAATAGAAAAGCAAAGCAATAGAGGAATTGAAAGCATTATTCTAAAAAGCCAAAATTTCTTATGCAACTTTATAATGTCGTCTATATTTTCTAAGTCTGGAAGATGGGCGACAGTAAAAGTAAATCAAGAAGCTTTAAAAAAGTTGTCTGGTGTAGATGGCGAAATAGTAGAAGCACAAAGTAATGAAATAAATAAAGTTCTGGAAAATAATTCGGATACAGTTTACTTCACTAACGATAACACTAACTATTATACTGAAACTTCAAAGTCTTTGCTAGATTGCATAAAAGTTGGGACAGGTATAAGAAAGATTATAGAACTAAAAGACAACACTAAATGTTTTACTTATGCTTATCAAAACTTAGATAACATCTATATTTTAGAGGATAACTTAGGAAAGCCTAACATAATTTTTAAAATTTATGTAGATAAAAACCTAAACGATATAAATGACTTATTTGGGCATTTACCAATTACAACTCCAAAGGGACTTAATGAGGATAAACTTGATGAAAAAATAAACATTATAGAGTGCGTTATTGGGGTTTTTGATGAAAATACCAGCACTTATAAATATTATCACGGGCTTTATACAGAAGCATTTGAAGAAATGCTATTTGAGGGAGAGTTAAACTATAATCCTTATACAGTATTTAGATGGAAAATAAATAGTTCTAACCCTTGGGGAATTGGAATTGGTTTAGAGAACTTAGATTTATTCAAGGAATTAAAAGACTTAAAAGAAAAAAGAAAGAAGCACGCAGATAAGATTGTTAGTCCTCCATTAAATTTCTATGGAAATATAGACTTAATAAACAAAGTCAGCCTTAAATCAGGAGCTAAAAACTATGGTGGAAGCGGAATTGGTGGAGATAAGTATGGAGTAGAGCCAATTAATGTAGGTACTAATTTACTTCCTGTGGAAAAAGATATAGAGCAAATAAAACAAGAGATAAGAGAAATATTTATGGCTCAGCCTCTTGGAGATGTAACAGATACTAAAAATCGTTCTGCTACTGAAATGAGTTTAAGACATGAAATGTTTAGAAAAGAGTTCTCAGGAACTTATGAACTTATAAACACAGAACTATTAGAGCCAACTTTTATGAATGCTTATTACATAATGGATAGCAAAGGCTTGTTAAATACAACAGAAGATGAAAGTTATATAAATATTTCTCAAATTCAATATATCAATGAACTTACTCGTAATGCTGGCAGTGATGAGGTTATAAATACAATAAATTTCTATATGACTTTATCACAAGTGGTCCCAGAAGCACAAAGACAATTTATTTTTAAGGTTGATGAACTTATAGACTGGGCAAGCAAAAAAATGAGAGTACCACTTGATGTATTAAATAATAAAGAAGAAATAAAGCAATTAATAGCACAGCAACAACAGCTAGAACAAATGGAAAAAATGGCTTTGATACAAGAGGGAATAGGTAAAAGACAAGATGTAGGAATAGGAGATGAAATAAAAGAAAGTATGGGTGTATTTAATGGAACATAGAATAGAACACAGAACAGAATATCAAATACTTTTAAACAAATTTGTCGGTAATAATGATTTATATAAATTGCTGGAAGAGTGCTTACTTGAAGAGGAAAGACAAAGAGAAAGTGCTTATATGATCTCAGGAGTATATCCTGAACGGAGAAACACAGTTATGAAGTTAATGACAGACTTAAAATTTAATGAAGAAAGAGAGGTTAAATAATGGAAGATAATATACTAGATAATTTACCAGAAGGCAATGGAGAGGGGACAAATACAGATGATTTAAACCCAACTTTACCGCCAGATAGCAACCCAGATGATAATATCCCTGGGGAAAAAGTTGAAGAAAAGAAATCTTTTTCAGTAGATGATATTGAATTTGCTGAGGAGTATAACATTGCTGGTTATGACTTTTCTAAGTTTAAAGGAAGAATAGATGAAAGTTCACTACCTTACTTGGAAGAGTATGCAAAGAAATATCAAGAACAAGGTTTTACACAAGCACAAATTGAATTCTTAATGGAAGAAAATTTATCAGATACTCCAAAAGATATGGACAGTATTATGAAAGAGTTGCAAAGTTCTCTAACAGTAGAGGAAAAACAAAGTTATAAACATACTGGGACACAGTTAAAACAAGCATTAGATAAAAGCAATCTTGGTAAATATTATGAAGAAATAATGACAAACCCTATTGCTTTTAAAGTAGTAAATGCACTTGTTAAGAATTTGACACCAGGAGCAAATGTAGGAGCAAAAACAGAAAGAGAAAGTAGAGTAAATTCACTTATTAGTGGTGAAAGAGGAGTAGAGTTATTCAATGAATTTTTATCAACTTCATCAGTAAATGAAGAAGCAGTGAAAGCTAAGGTAAGGGAAATTCGTGGAAAAATAAAAAATCAAGAAGAATTAAATTATTTTAATCAAATAGTAGGAGAAATTTAAGGAGGTAAACAATGGCAAAACCATTAGAACAAGTATTACAAGAAAAGTATGCAACACAAGCAAAATTAGCGATGTCAGTACAAAAACCTATGGGACTTGTTAAGTTCTGTGAAAAAGGTGATGCAACTTCTGGGGAAAGCTTTACATTTTACAGAGCAGAGGAATCAACAGCAAAAGATGGATTACCATCTATGTACAATGATGACAGCAAAGGTTATAAAGGAGATACTGGAAACAACGGTGGAGATGCTGGACCTTTAAAGCCTTACAAAGTTTATGGAGCTTATATATCATCTCAACATAAAATAGATGATATTGATTTCAAAAGAACTAGCTTAGATGCAAAAGGAACTTTACAACAAACAATGTCAATAGCAGTAGAGCATAAAGCTGATGAAAAAGTTTTAAAATCTATAAAAGATAAAGACAGTGATTTGACAAAACAAGATTTTGCTTCTGGAACAGCAAAAGGTATAGATGATGAAAAAGTTATCAGAGCCTTAGTTGGGAAAATAGCAGTTGCTCATGCAAGTGCAGCAATGACACCAGATGGACAAAAAGGAGTATCAGTTTTAATAAACTTAAAAGACTGGGAATTATTGGTACAATCTAATTATTTCTTAAATGCTGATTTTAAAGAAAGTATTGAATGGGGAGATAATGAAAGACCTACTCGTATAAAGGGAGCAGAATTCTTGGTTACTAAAAATGACAATATGGTACCATCAGGAACTATTTATATAGTACCATCTAACACTTGTGGATTTGCTACTTGGAAAGGAACAGAAAAAGGAGTTGCTGAATATCACGAAACAGATGGTGCTAGATGGCATTTACAAAATAGAAAATATGTAGGAGCTATCTGTATAGAACCTAAATTTATAACAAAATTTACATTTAAAGCAACAGCATAACCTTTAAGGGTAGGGGTAAAACCCTACTCTATTTTTATGGAGGAAATATGGATTTTAAAACAGGAAAAATCATAGAAATAGTAAGAGAATTTCTAGCAAACGGCGAAGATAAGTTTGAAATAAACGGAGTAGATTTATCAAAAGCCGTATTTATGTACAGAGAAAGAAATTCAAGTTTTATACCTATACCAAAAGGAAATTACACAACAAAGTTAGAAAGCAATGTTTTGTATCTAAATATAGATGATAATATAAAAGCTAAGGCTTATGAATATCAAGTAATTTATACATCTGATATGAAAGCTGGAAAGTATTTGGAAGAATACCCGGAACTTAAAGTATTAGTGAGTAAATACAATGATTTAATTGAAGATGTAACTAATATTATTAAGTATGCAAAATCAACAGGAGTAAAAGTAGATACTTTAAAGATGACACAAATATTAACTCCATTAGAGCCAAATACATTCTGGGCAATGAATGAAGATAAAAAAATAGTAGCTTTTCCATTAGGAGATTTAAACAGTAAGTATGAACAAATGGTAAGCAAGTTGAAAAAAGAAGTTGAGGAATTGATTAAATCAACAAAAGAAACATCTTTGTCAGAAATAGAAGCAGTAGCTAAAAGTAAAATATCTGAATTTACAGAAGAATTAAAAAAGAAAATTAATGAGCTAAATACAATTTTTAACAAAGCACAAGAAGATATAAAAAACTCTGTAGATAGACTAAATAACAATGAGAAAGAAGCTATAAAAGAATTTGAAAGAATATTATCAGAAAAAATAAATAGCTTAAAAACTTTATCAGATGAATTAAAAAATAGCTTATCAAGTGCAGTAGCAAAATATATTGCAGATAATAGAGATAAATTAAAAGGAGATAGAGGACCAGGAATAACATCAATAACAGCCACAGGAGATAAAGTAACAGTAAATTATGATGATAATAAAAATACAGTTTTTACAGTGCCAACAGTTGCTGGTAGAGATGGGAGAGAAATACAAGACTTGTCTTATAGCAACCATAAACTAAAAATTACTATGAATGATAATAGTAGTAAAGAGGTTGAAATTAAGAGTGGAGTTAATGTTAGGAAAGTATTTGAAGGAGAATTACTAAGAGATGTAAAAATAAATCTCGGAACAAACTGGAAAATTTGTTATTTTGACTATAAGGTCAGATATTTAGGTGGACCAGATACTTATACTTCAATGTTTATAAATGTTGGAGAAAGAAATTATAGAGGTTTTGGTCAAGGAGATATGAGTACAGAAGTATTTATAGAAAACAATGAATTTTATATACAGTATACTGAATCAAGAATAAGTA